TCTGGCAGAAGTTCATGAGCAACTTCCGAGCCGGTGTCACCTCGTACTTCCCCGCGTTCCACGTCCGCAACCAGATTTCTGACCTGCTGATGTCGATGCAGACCGACACCGGAGTGCTAATGCACCCGATCGCAAACGCCAAGCTGTTTGCCCTGGCGCTCGGGCGGGATTCACGCATGTCCAAGTGGTTCGGTGCCCCGCTGAGCAAGCTGCCGTTCTCCGGAACAATCAACGTTCCTGGCATCGGACGCATGAAGAACGAGGACTTCCTGTTGATGATGGACGTGTTTGGCGGCAGGTCGAACTTGCAGGTCGCCGACCTGATGCTTGACGCTACGCGCTACATGGAGGGCGCCCCAATCGCTGCCTCGTGGCGCACCCCGGTTCGCAAGATCGCACAGATCGCCAACCCGAAAGCCCAGGGCGGATTCTTCGGGCTCGGCCGTACCGGAAAGATCGGCCGGGGAGCTCAGTCGTTTTCATCGGCTCGTGAAGACACGGTGCGCTTTATGACGTTCATGCAGGCCATGCGCCGAAACAACGGCGACGTAGCGGACTCGCTCATGGTCATGGTTCAGACGCACTTTGACTACGGCGATCTGACCCTCCGCGAGCGCACCGTCATTCGGAACCTGTTCCTTTTCTACACCTGGTACAGAAAGAACATTCCGAGGCAGCTGATGCAGATTGCGCTGCGTCCGGGCTTCTTCAACGCGATTGGTTACACGTACGGCGCTATTGCGGAAGGCAGCAGCCCAATCAACCAGGACTGGTCAAAGATCGCGCCCTGGCTGCCTGACATGAGCGGCCAGGTCAAACTTGACGGATTGCTACCGGAGTACTTGACGCGTTACGCGCCGATCGTAACTAACTGGAACGGTCATACAGCTGCGATCGGTTTTGGCGCTCCCTGGGCCGACCTGACGCTGATTGACGGCATTTTCAGTGGCCGCAGCATCGAAGACCTGGTGCGCCCCGTTTTCGCGCTAGGTAACCCGGTAATCACTACGGTCACGCAGGCAGTCACCCGGCAAGACATGCTGACCGGGCGTAAGTTGGATAAGTTCGAGCCGAGCGGCACCGCCTCAATCATTCAGGGCATCGCGCAGGCTGCTGGGTTGGGCGACGTATTGCTCGAAGATCGTGAAGGGCGGCCGATGTTGCCCTGGGCGCTCAACGTCGCTATGAATCTCGCCCCAATCGCCGGTCGCGGTACGTCGTACTTCAACCAGCGAGTACCGTCTGAACAGGATCAGGGGCGTTTCCGTTCAACTGTCGGCGGACCAGCTGGCCGACTGCTGACGGGGCTCAACATCTACGTCACGCCTGAGAACGCCGAGTTCGGTCAAAACGAGCGGCTCGACCTGGCCTACATCGAGATGCTGATGGCCCGAGGGTACGAGCGGTTGAACCTCTCCCAAGAGCTGCCACGAGTCAAGAACGACGACGACAACAAGTGGCGCGATAAACAGTTCGCCAAGTTCGATCGCGAGACGCGAAAGTGGCTGATCGACAACAAAGTGCCGAAGAGCTATTGGTCAATCATTCCCGAGCTAGGGCCAGAGTTCTACAAGTCCAAGGCCGACTCCCCCGTCAAGTACGACCTGTCGCTTGGTTCCTCGGGGATGGGTGCGATTGACTGGTCAGGAAACGGCTCGACCAAAGACGAAGAAGAGGCTTACCAAAGCCCCTCCGAGAAGGCGCTTGACCGTGCACAAGGCCGGGACAAGAAAGACAAGCCAAAAGTAGACCTGTCGTTTGAGCTGGGTGGTCTTGACCTCAACCTGCCATCGGGTCGATCGCTTGACGTTGCCGTTACGCCCGAAGTGTCGGCCAGGGCTCAGGCTATCGTGGACAACATCTACGGCCGCACCGCAACCGTTTCGGCGCCCACCAACAAGCCGCCGACCCGCACCGCCCCGGACAAGACCGACGAAAAGATTCTAAACACCAAGCCCAAGACTTCTGAGGCGCGTCGTAAGCAGATCGTCAAGCGGATTCGTCAGCTGCGTAAGCAGATACGACAGAAAGGCGGGGTCACGATCCGGCACGAGTCGCTATCGCCTGAGATGACCCGCTTTGCCGAAGAGCTAGTTCGACAGACGGGCCTCGATCCGCTAATGGTCGGTGCTTGGGTGCGAGCCGAACAGGGCTGGTCGTACTCCAAGTACGTTCAGCGCGGCTACAACAACTGGTTGAACATCGGCCCACATTGGGAAGCCCCGGAGCTATACGGAACGCCAGAGCAGGCAGCTAAGTACACCGCCGACGGGCTCAAAGGAAAAAACGACCTATTCGTCAACTCGCCCAGCATCCTCGGAATCATGGGCACCGTGGATCAGTCCGCACAACAGCAGGCGGCCTACATCGGTAGCTCGCAGTGGGGCACCGGCGACTTCCTCGACAAGTTCGAGGGCATCCAAGTGTCAAAGAAGCCGAACAAGAACACGAAGCCCCTGGAACGGGAACTAGACAAGCTCGAAAAGAAGGCCGACGAGCTGGGCCTCTACATTGGCGGCCCCCGAAAGTACAAGAAGCCGACGCTTTGGCGGCCGCCCAACAAGCCAAAGGGCAAGCCGCGTATGGATTGGGTCAACGGCACGTCGCCTGATCAGCTCAACCCCGACATCGTGCGGCTGGGTTACATGATCTCCAAGTGGGTTGGCGGTGAGCCTTTGCAGATCACCAGCGCCTACCGCGGCACGGATTACGACTCTAACCACAGTGAAGGCGGCGCCCTGGACATCGGAGCTCTCGCACAATCAGCAGGCGGGACGCCTGAAAGCGAGCTGCGTGGAGACGCAATCGCCTACGCTGCCGTCTTGGCCGCAGGCGGAACCAAAGAGCAAGCGGCTTCCCTGGCGTCCGGTCAAGTTGGCTATCTCGAAGTCGAATCACCGAATGGACACACGTTGGAGTTTTTATGGAAAGGCGACGGCGATCATCAAGACCACGTACACGTAGCCGTGGAGAACCCCGGCCGCGGCGAGAAAGTATTCGACACGACCGGCGGCGTCATACGTGAGGGCGTGCTGTCCGGGCTGCAATCGTTTGGCAGTGGTGGCGGGTACTCCGGCAGTGGAGGTGGTGGCGGTACCGCAGGCGGCGGCCTGTTTGAGTACCTCGACTCTCAGGGCGTCCTGCAAACCAGCTCAATCCCGCTAAGTGACTCGCTGTTTGGCAACCTCCAACTTGACGAGCAGGCCGACGCCGCCGATGACGAGCCGTACTTAGACGTGTCGGGTAACGCTGGCCGCCGTGTTTCGAGTGACGACTTTGACCTGACGGTGCCTGGTGATCTGCTGCCGGAAGAGCTCAAACGGAGACTTAGGCAGCTAGTAAAATAGGACGCATGAGTGCCGTTTCCCTTGACAGTCGTGTGTACTCGCTCGAACAGGAAGCGTCGTCTATGAAGTCCGACATCGCGTCCATCAAGACGATGCAGATTGAGCAGACCAAAGACACCGCCCAGCTCGACCAGCGGATTACCGACCTGATCCGCACGCTGGGCGCAGTGGCCGGTGCGCTGGCGACTCTGGCAGTCACTATTGCGATCGCCATTCTTACAATCCTTACCGGCTAATGATTGAATCCGCCCTACTCAGCCTCAACACACTGCTGCTGGTGTACCTAGTGTGGTCGGCGCGGGGCAAAAGTTCTTCCACGGAAGAGATACCGCGTGAGACAATAACTCTGGACACCGACTCCATTGGATTGACTGATTGACTGCCATCGCAAAAGCCTTCCTCCACGAGCCGATCTTTGCCGCCGCCCTGGTGACCGCCGTCGTTGCGGTCATTGGCCTGCCGACTGAGGTCGTCGCGGCTGTTGGCGCGGTTTCCGCTGTCATAGCGAGGCACTTCACCGTTCCGGCCGACAAGGCGGAGGCAAACGAGCTCGCCGATCTGCTGGACAGCTACGACGAGGCCGTCAAGAATGGCTAAGTTCCCCGGCAAGCACGGCAAGCTCCACCCCTTCCGCCACATGTGGAAGCACCCCTGGGGCAAGCTCGCTCAGCGCTCGGCCAAGTTCAAGCGGTTCTGCTGGCGGCACGGCTACATGAGCCCTAACTTCACGAAGGACGAGTGGGCCAGCAAGGACGGCACGGCGGTGCCGGTCGCACTCCGCGCTAACGCTCAGAGGCAGGCTTTCAAGTGCGAGCGGCTTAGGCATCGACTTGGTGACCGCCCGATCGGCGCGCTCTCTTACTACCGCTCACCGGCCCACAACGCCGCCGTCGGGGGAGCAAGTCAGTCTCGGCACATGGCCGCTGACGCCTGCGATTGGGACGTCAGCCTGATCAGCCGAGTAGGCCGCGACAAGTTCCTGGCCGCAGTGAACACGATATGGGCGAACAACGGCATTGGCATCTACCCAGGCGGCAACGTTCATACCGACGCGCGCCCGTATCGCGCGCGCTGGTCGTCTTGGTGAAGTGCCCCGCCGGAACGGCAACGTGCGGCACCGCAATCAGTCGCGCGCGTCGCAGTTAGCTAAGCGCAAGAAGGACACAAAACGGACACAACGGGGGCGTCCTAAGCGGTCACGTAGGTCGTTCTGAGTACACGCGTTTCGCTTGGTTGAGCGAAACTTGGCTCTGTCAGTCGCGTCGATTTCCTCTCCTATACAAAAGCTGCGTAGCTTCCGCGACTTGTTTAGGCGTAAGGAACTGCGACGGCATCGCGGTAGACAGGCGTCGTCTCAATCAGGAAACCAACGGCGCTCGCAGCTCCGACCAGCGTAGGCCGAATCGTGGTCGCCATCTCCCGAATGAACGCGTGGTTGTGAATGTTGTCCGGCTCCATCGCAACGACAATCGGCTTGTGCATGGCGTAGCCGTAGCCGAGCTCGGCAATAGTGCCGAGGCTCACGGCTTTGGCCCCAACGAAGTTGGCAAGAATGGCGGAGCACTCTTCGATCATCCGAAAGTCCTCCTGGATGCCGGTCGAGCCATCGAAGTTGTCGGGCAACGGGCCGCCCGTGTCCCACTTGTGCTGGTCGCGCATCGGATTCAGCACCGCGCCGCCGTATCGCGCAATCGTCGTAGCGGTCTGCGAATCCGGCAGCCGCCAGGCTTCCGCCTCATCCCAGGTCAGGCCCGTAATGGGCCCAGCAAGGTAGACCGACGGGCTAGACACGGCTTTCAAGCCTGAACGCGACGTCGCTAACCTGCTCACGAAGCGCCCCCAAGTCGCCGTTATTGACGATCTCGAAGTCCCGCGGAAACAGCTCTGTGTCATCTAGCGCCGTCTCCGATTCGTGGGTCAGCTGCTCCAAGTCCGAGAGCTTGCCGATTCGTTGAAGCCGATCGACGCGGCGCGACTCTTGCGCCGACACTTCCACAAACATGAAGCCCCGCTTAGCGAGCGCTTCGTACTCGTTTGGGAAACGGCAATCGTCAATGACGACCGGCGTGCCCTCGGATTCCAGCTCTTCCAGACGGCGAACCAAGATGTTGACCCAGGCCGCCTCGTCGATCGTCCTGACCAGCACGCCTAAGCGCTGCAAGTAGTCGCGATTGACTTCGGCACCCTCGCCCCATATATGGCGCGCCACGTCCTTCAAGCTCTGCGCGAAGTGCTCTGCGCGGTAGCCGTAAGAGTCGCACAGCACGTTGGCAACAGCCGACTTGCCGGACCCCATCTTGCCAATCAAAGCCAGGTTAGTCCGCAACGATCCGCTCTCCGCTTTCGACATCGAGTTGACGCCTCTCGCACTCGTGAGAGATGTCCCAAAAGTGGTTGAACAGCTGGTCGTCGGTGAGATGCTCGTAGAGTCCGAGGGCAAGCGCCATCGGCACCTTGATCTTTACCGTCTGAATCCAGCCGGGGTACGGACTGTCAAACAGCTGAGGTATCGCTGTCCTTCCAGGCCGCAGCCGAGTCACGCGCCACCGACTGTGCCTCTGAGAGCACCGCCTCCACCGACGACAGCGCCTCCGCCGCGGAGATCGCTCCTGACGCAACCGTGTTCAACACAAGATCGCGCAGCGCATACGTCAGATCATCAGTCTTCTTGATCATGCCAATGGCAACGTCAAGCACCGGGTCCATGTGTTCCATGAGTCCTCTTTCCTTTCCGCGCGCCGACGTCATATCGACACGTGAACGTCGTGGCGCTCGCCATCCAACCGGATGCGCGGAGCACCTATCTTTTGGGGGGCGAATCCTTGCCGCGCCGCGTATTCCTCGTAAGCCAAGAAGCTGCCGGACGAAACGAAGTACTGCCGTCGCCGCTTGACTTGGTTTCCATCAACTACAAAAAGTTCCTGGGGAAAGACCAGCTGGCTGTGCGTATGGCCGCTCACGTAGACGTCAGCCAGAACGGTCTGCGCCTGTCGGGCGAGGCGCCCTGCGCGAGCCCCGATCATTCCGCCGCCCGTACCGTGCCTCACCGCAAACTCGTAGCGCTGGCTGCCAACGTGGTAGATCACGATGCAGGCAACCCGGCAATACGGAGTCTCCAAAAAGTCTGAGACGTCCTGAATCGGGCAATCCCCGACCGACCGATAGATGCGGTCCTCGTGGTTTCCTGGCATCAGAAGGTCAATCCGGCCGGTATGAGCCAGCGGTTCGAGCAAGTCCCGAAGCAGTCGCTTGGCCTGCCCCACCGTAAAGACCTCGTCGTACGTCTCTGACACGGACGTCTTGATCGCCGAGTTGAGAAAGTCGCCGGTGCCCAGCATCGACGCGTCCTGCCGATCGGTCAGATACTCAATCCATTCGCCGAATCGGTCGGCTGCGAACGCGGGGCTACCAATGTGAACGTCGCCAAGCGGATACACGTAATGCTCCCCCTCATCTCCGTAAAAACGCTCAATGACGGGAATCTCCGTGAACCCATCAGCTACATGCGTTGCTAAGCCATCGTGTTTGACGTCCCTGTCTACGGCTATGTGGTTGCGAATATAGTCAGTCAGCGTCGATCGTGCTACGCCAAGCTCCTTGGCAATCTGCCGCTTCGACACTCCCGCGGCCAGCATCGTCTCGATCGTCGTGTGATCGTGAATGAGGGAACTCTGTCTAGCCAACGTACTTGCTCCAAAAGTAGAACCACAGGTGCATCACGGCGTCTTGATCGTGCTGCTCGCTGCTGTTTGCCAGCCGACGCTTCATGTCGTCGGGCATCGTCTTGAACGCCGTCTTCTTGATTGTGGCCCCCTGGCTGACAAGGGCAACCTCGGGGTTCAGCCAGGACACAAACCGGATGATTCCGACAAGCTGTGACGGCTGCATGTCGTTGCCAATCAGCTTGCGCGCCATGTGCGGGTACAACCGCCACGTCTCGTAGACCACGACGTCTACTTCCTCGATCTTCTCTCGCAGAAGGAACGCGAAGTCGCGGAGCTGATCGACTCCCTGCTCCACAATCGTGAGCTCGGGTGCCTCGGGGTCAATCTCGCCGATCGCCCAGCCGGTGCGCTCGCCGGGGTCGATTGCCATGACGCGTACCGTCACGAGACAACCGCCCAGGCAAAGAGCATCGCCAGCGCGAGCATCAGAAGTAGAAACAGGTCAGGCATCACCCTCGTCCTGCTCAGCTTCGAGAAGCTCGTTCATCAGCTCGAAGTTGAAGGAGAGATACGAGACTCGGTCCCAGGGAATCAGAACGTGCTGAGCCTCGTCCTGGCCCTCCCACGTGCCCTCGATGTAGACCCCGAGACGGGTGTAGATGACCGAGCGAAGCTCGCTCGACGTGATCCGCTCCTGCGTGACCAGCGTGATCGACGCAGGAGGCAGAATCTCTGAACCGCCCTGATCGGCGGTCGAGACTTTGGCAAACTCCTGCTGTCGGTACAGCTCGTTGAGCTCGTCGTCGCTGAGCTCCATCAAGTCCTGCGCGTCCTTTTCTCCGAGAATCTTTCCGCTCACGGAATGTGCCTCCTTACTTGGCATCTGCATAGTTGGTGTCGACGATCGAGCCGCTCACCGCAAGATGCGGGTCCAGCTCGAACGCCTCCGTCATGGCCTGTTCCGTGATCTGTGCTACGTGTTGCGCGTTCTCAGTCGGCACCTCGACAACAACTTCGTCGTGCACGACCAGCAGGGGCACGCCGCCGTAAGGCTTGACAGCCTCGGCTACGTTCACTAGCCCCTGCTTCATGACGTCGGCTGCGCTGCCCTGGATCAAGGCATTGAGTCCGACGTACGACTTCTCGGGACTCACCGGCTGGCGGCGGCCGAAGAGCGTGGTCACGTGACCCTCCGCTTCGACCTTCTCCCGAATCCTTTTATTGAGCCGGTAGTAGCCCGGCAAAGACTTCTTGATCTTGGCGATCAGCGCTTTCGCTTCCTCGCGCGTCATCTGATTCATGTCGGCAACACGCGGCGCGCCTGCGCCGTACGTGATCGCAAACATCGTGTTCTTCGCCTGCGATCGAAGCGACTCACCGTCGCTGCCCTTGACGTAGTCCTCCATCCGGCCGCCGTGAATCTGCGCCGCCATCCAAGCGTGCGGGTCCAGACCTTTCGCGATCATCTCTCGATAACCAGCCTGTCCCATGTAGTAGGCCAGCAAGCGGACCTCGATTGAGTCGTAGTCGCAGACAACAAAGCTGTGCCCCTCACGAGGAACAAACATCGCCCGGACTCGTGCCCCGCCCCGAGACGGAATGTTCTGCATGTTGGGGCGGTACGAAGACATGCGCCCCGTCCAAGCCTCGCATTGGCCGAACGACGTGTGAACGACGTCGCGGCCTAGCATCGGCTCAATGTAGGTCGAAAGAAACTTGTCGGCCGTCCGGTAGTCAGAGAGAGCGCCGACCACCGGGTAGTCATTCTCGAACTCTTGAAGCGCGAACTTGCTGGTCTGATACTTGCCGGTCTTCTGCGTCTTACGATGAAGCGGAACGCCCAGGCCCAAGAGCGAATCGGCCAGCGCCTCTTCGGAGCCGGGTCCGCCCAACGCCTCTTCGGGCAAGAACTCAGTCAGCGTCGCACGCGCCTGATCGCGCCGCTTCTCGTACTCCGTTTTCAGATCGGTCACGACGTCCTGATCAAGCGCGATGCCACGCTTCTCAGCCTCAATCAGAATCGGCTGAACCCTCTGCTCCAACTCCCACGCGCCGTTGCCGTCGAGCTCCGCAGCAAACTTCTTGTGCAGCTCGTACGTGTAGCGAGCGTCGAGGCGCGCGTACTTCTCCATCACCTCGGGATACGCGCGCCAGGTGTCGTAGTAGCCGCCGGTTGCTTTGAGCTTGATCCCGGCCGACTTCGCCATCTCAGCGATGTCGTCTTCGGCGTCCTTTGCATCGTCGGACACGAACGTCTGCGCTAGGTCTTTGAGCTTGTAGCTCGGGCGCGACTGACCCGCAGGCATCGCCACGCGCGCCATGATGTTCGTGTCGTGAAGCGCACCCGCGCGAGACAGCGGGTCGTAACCCACTGTCTCGCGCGTCTGATGGACGTCGAACGGCGCGTTGTGCGCCACCAAAACGTCTGCGCTGTCCAACGCGTTGACGAACGTCTCGACCTCATCAGCCTTTGATAGATCGGCTACGTACTCGTTGCTCTCGTCGGCCCAAGTCGCAAGGAAAGCCCTCTCTTCGGGGTCATCCCACGCCAGGCCACGAGTCTCCGTGTCAAACGCGATAGTCGTCATACCAGCCCCACCGCCGCAAGCAGCGTGTAGAGGACAAGCGCCGACCCCAGGCCAGCCATCGCCGCGAACGCGACGAGGCCGACCGAGAACAGAACGTCGTTCTTGGGATCAGGTTCCCGGCGCATCAGATCGCCGGTTCATCCGACGAAGCGGCTGCCGGAGCCGGACGACCCGAGATCATCTCGGCCATCTTGGCGGCAATCTCGACGTTCTTCGGATCGGCTTCAACCAGCCGGACCCTCGGAACAGCGAACTCGCCCTTCGCGTTCTCCCGCTTCAAGGTCGTAACCTCGAAAGCGTTCACGTACGCCGGACCAGCTGCCTCGTTCTTTTTGAGGATGGTGTTTATCTGCTGCGCGGTGGTGCGCCCGGTACGGGTCAGCATCCACTTGCACGGCAGGTAGTCGTCCGCCTCAGGGACGGCGACTGTGTAGTTGTACGTCACCCACGCCTCCGGCGGAGCCGCCGGATCGTCGTAGTCGTACAGGGTCAGCTCTCCGCCCTCGCTCAACGACTTGCCCTTGTACATGTCGAGCACGTGGACGATGGCGCCCTTCTCGTCATCCAGCGAAGCCAGGATGATCGGGTCCGGGTCGTCCTCGCCAAGCGAAACGAACAGATCGCCGAACTGAACGCTCTGCTGCTTCACCTGCTCGGTCATGTACTGCCCCACCTTCATGCGAGGGAGCGCGACGTCTTCCGCCGTAATCTCCATCGCCGGGGTGTGGGTCAGAGCCGGGAGGTTGGACTCCTTCTTCGTTACTGCCTTACTCATGTTGCGTTTCTCCTTGCGTGTTGTGTGTTTGCCTAGCTTGGCAACGACAGGCAGACTAGCACATCGGCCTGTCAGAAGCCAATCGCCGCTTAGGACGAGCGCTGGGCTATGGTTTCTCGAACGTAGAACCCAATGCCGGGAGGCATCGGCTCACCGTTGTCGAGCCGTTCGCGGACCAGCTGGTTGAGCAGAGCCTTTCGCTCCCGGTCCTCGACGAGCTCTTCGTCGTGCGTCCGGGCCCACTCGACAAAAGCCGCGCGGTCCTGAACGTTGGCGTAGACAGTCTCCGACGGCACGAAGTTGATGCCGTCGATCTTCAACCCGTCTACTCCGGTTTCATCCATGCGCTCGTACAGCCGTTCGACTGCGCCCTTGTAAGCCTCGTCGGCTTCCTCGAACTCAGCTTTGAGCTGGTCGCGCTTCTCTCGCAGAGAGCGGAGCGCACGCGCTTCGTCCTCAATCGAGTTGGTGTGGATCGTGGTCACTTGGTTCTCCTAGTGTTGCGTGTTGTTCTTCTTGGGTGGTAAGTGTCTAAGCCTTGATGATGAACTGAACGACGATGAAAGACGGGGCGTCTGCCGTTCCGCCGCCGGACCCTACGGACACGGTGTGATCGTGGGTTGGGTCAGTCAGCGTATGCCCGTGTCCTGGGTCTGTAAGCTGGTGATCGTGTCCAGGGTCGCTGACGCTATGCCCGTGACTACTGTTCGTAGTGTTGATCGAGATGCCCGTTGTGTCCGAAAGAATGGTTACTTGGTTGTGGTTGTGGCTGCCGTTCGAGGAAGTCGTACCGGTGTTACCTGCGGTGGACAGATTCATCTGCGTAATCACGCCGCCTGAAAGGTTTCCCTGGCGATTGTTCACTCGGTTGCCGTAAGTCGTGTGGCTGTGAGAACCAGCTGCGTTCGTGTAACCAGCGCGCGAAAACCCGACCGACGAATCGTACCGCCAATGATCATGGCCGGGGTCAGTTATCGTGTGCGAGTGGCTTCCGCCCGATACAACCGTAAGGCCCGTGGCATTGTGTAGCACATTGATCCCCGTCGTCGCCGAATCAACAGTCGCGCCCGTAGCATCAGATGATGTGACGCCAGAGTGAGCGTGCTCAGGGCGGCGGCTACCAAGAACGGTGCCGTCATCAAGGCCCAACGCATTGACGCTTGCGTGCGTGCCCAGCCCAACAGGCATGCGGCCTTGCAGATCAGGGAGGTTGGCGCTAGAACCGCTGCCGCCGTACGGGTAGCCAGCCGCCGCAAGCAGGGCGTGTAAAGCTGGATAGGTGCTGGCCGTTACCGGCGCGCCATCGCAAAGCAGCCAGCCGGTCGGGGCCGACGCGCCACCAAACATCATCATGGCCCCCGTAGGAGGCGGGGCCGCTGCGTCAATCTGAGCCACAAGATCGGCCCGAAGCAGGTCACGGGTCACCGACCTGGGCATCAAGACTTCGGGCGAGTCGAGCGGCTCCTGGGTGAACATGATCTTCTGCCGCAGCGCCCTGACCGGCAGATCGTCTACGTCGATCTTGCGAGCTTTGAGCGCCTCAACTTCGGCGCGCAGCTTTTCGAGTTCGTTCATTGGCTCAGCCATCAGACGTCCAAGTGTGGGGGATTGGCGTGGGTGTCCTTCAAGATGTCGCGCGCCATGTCTGACGCTGCTTCGGGATCGTCGGCCATGAGGTCACGCACCAGCTCACGCTTGATCGAATCGCTCATGCCAAGCACAAGATCGCGGTCGTAGATGTACAGCCACGACGGGCCGCCTTTGGCGTAGACCTCGATCGGGTCAAAGTCAACCTTCGGAAAGGCTTCGTCCAAGTGCATGTGCTTCTTCGCAAGCGTCAAGCGCGCGTTGTACTGCTCGGCCGAGGGGGTCGGAAGCACCACGACGTTCTCGCCGTCGGCGCCCGTCTCAGTTTTGATGCCCTCCGGTTCAGCCGGGGCTTCCCAAGACTCCCATTCACCAGACACGCTGTCAGGGGTGAACTCACGCAGCATAACTTCGATCCGTTCGACGGCATCGGCAAGCGCAAGCATCGCCTCCTGGGCGTTACGTGCTTCTCTTACGGCGTCTACTACGCTCATTGTCGAATCCCCAGGATCATGTTCCGCAACGCTTCCTTGTTAGTGATGGTGGGCAGTACTCGATGCTCGTCTACCGTGTCTTTGGCGATGATGTGAGTAATCGTGACAGGCTTGTCTTGCCCCATGCGAAAGATTCGGTCCTCGGCCTGTGTGTTAGTCGCCGGGTTCCACGACCGGTCTAAAAGAATGGCCTGACTTGCGCGCTGCAAGTTGACGCTTTCGCCTAGCGTGCTCAGAGTGCCGATAAACACCCGGCCCTCGCCATTCTGGAATCGGGCGATCATGTCGGTGCGGTCTTCGTGCTTGACGTTGCCGGTAACGACGAAGGCATCTTCGCCGAGCCGCTCAGCAAGCGCGTAAGCGGTGGCCTTGTACCAGCAGAACACAACGAAAGCCTCGTCCTCGGCGTCGTTGATCAGGTCTACCGCAAGATCGAGCTTCGAGGAATCGGCAATCTCGTCAGCCAAGAGGTCAAGCCCCGTTGCGACCTGGCGCAACTTCGTAAGCATGGCTAGGCCGTCCGCCGCCTTGACGATCGACTCATCGGGGAGCTGCGCCATGCACGTCTGAACCAGCTGCGTGTAGACCTCGCGCTGCTTCGGCGACAGAGGCACAAAAAGGGTCTGATCGGTGCGGGTCGGAAGGTCAAGCTCGTCCTCCTTGCGGCGGTAGACCATGAAGACGCCGAGCTCTTCCTGTAAGTCAGTCAGCTTGTCGAGCTTGATGCCGACAAAGACTTTGCCGAAGCCGCCCTCGGTGTAGTCCAGGTAGCGGTCGTTCCAATCGCGCCAGCGTGAGCGGTAACGATCGGGGAACAGCCATTGGAGAACGCTAAACAGCTCTTCGGCGTGGTTCTCGATGATCGAACCCGACAGCGCGAGCTTCATCTTGGTCGGCACCTTCTTGATCGCGCGACTCATCTTCGCTTTCGGGTTCTTGATGCGATGAACCTCGTCAGCTACGACCATGTCCCACACGCCGAACTTGTTCCAGCCCCGACCGTCTTTGCCGCCGATGATTGCGAGCTGCTCGTAGTGAACAACCAGCACGAACGGCTCGGGAGACTCTTCGCGAACGTATTGCAGCGTGCGTTCGCGCTTGGCTTTGGCGTTAGGCAGCACAATGACTTTGTGCTTCGGAAGAAAACGGGCAAGCTCCGGCTCCCACACCGGACCCTTTGCGGTGTTCGGTGCTACGACCAGCACACGCTTCGCATCGGTGGCGTCGATCAACGCACACGCTCCCAGCGTCTTGCCCAGCCCACGCTCCCAGCCCAGGTACGCCCCGCCGTGTTCCGCAAGGACAGCTTGGAGGTAGCCCAGGTCAAGCGACTGAAACTCGAACAGCCCTCCGCCCTCGTCGGCCAACCGCTCCTGAACCAGCGGTGCCTGAATCGGGGTCGCAAAAGGGGTCGCGTTATCGAACGGACGTACACCGGCCGCGAGCGCATCACGGGCCTCGACGAGTTCCGGCCACTCTAAGCCGAGTGACGGGAACAGTTTGAGGGTGACGGCTGCTGTCCGAGGCGTGATCGCTTCGACCGGCAGTACCCAATACCGCTCGTCCCGGTCCCACACGGCACCGGGAATCGCTCGGGCCATCTTGGCCTTCGCATAGCTGTCGGTCAGCTTGATCTGCTCTGTCCGTAGCTCCGCCGTAGTTTGCACAGCATACACGATACTTGGCAAACCGGACTTAGCCCAGGTCTGGAAGATGGACGCGCACGGCCTTGCCGTCAGGCATGACGAGTTGCTCGCCGTCTTCCAACGCCTGCCGGATAGCGGCGATGACTTCGAGTATCGCCTTCCGGTCGGGGTCGGGGCCGTCCTGTTCTTCGTCCCAGCCCAGCCACCACGGACCACCGTTGCTGAGGTCGGCGGCCAGATAGATGACCGCACGCTCCATCGCGTCTCGTGAAACCGAGATCATGAGCCCTCCTTCTCCATGTCGAGGTAAGCCTCAGCTGAGGCGCGCATCGCGTCAAGGATGCGCTCGTGCTGCTCTTCGTCGGGCAGGTCGCTGAACTCAGGGTCAGCCTCTTCCAGCCACAGGTATGCCTCGGTCCACCACTCCGGTCCCATGTCAGTTCTCCTTCGTGTTGTTGGTCTTGATCTCAATGACGGCAAAGAGGTCGCCGGGATTCCCGGTCTGCTCTTGCGCCAGGTTGAGCACAGGCTGGATCGAGTCGGCCACATCGGTCAACGCTGCGGACACGGACTCCATCAGCCGTGAGTTGGCTACTGCGTCGTCGCTCCTGCCGTGCTTGTTGGCGAGGTAGGCGACTGCTTGGTACTTCATCGCTGCTCCTTTCAGAAAGCCCACCTTTGCCACCCCCAACCCCCGAATCGTTCGTAGAACGATTCGGTGGGGGAGGGCTTAGGTAGGGGTAAAGGGTGAATCGGGTTAGATCGGGGGAAGGTCTTGGTCATCGCTATCAGTCGAGAAGTCTCCGTAGGCTTCGGTCGAATAGGTCAGGTAGCCGGACTCGTGAATCGCCATTGACCGGCTGCCGATGGCTGGCGAGTTGCGAAGCGTGAAGTGAAGATTGCGGCGGGTTGATTCGCCCCAGGTGTCGCCGGGCGGAAGAGCAATCGAGACGATCGAGTCCGGGTCACCGGCGATAGCGCCTGACCCGGTCATGCCCAGGGCGTCGCCGCCTCGTGACCGGGCCGAGTCCTTGCTGTCGTGGTGCGTGTAGACGACCGTGATACCCAAGTTGTTGATCCGCTCGAAGAAGCCCAGCAGCTTGCGAATCTCGTTCTCTGCGTTGAGATCGGCGTGACCAGCCATTCGTCTGAGAGGGTCGAATAGGACGACCTGAATCCCCGCGCCTTCGATCTCACGCAGAAAGGCGTCCTCCTGCTGCGTGTTGCCTGCGACCAGCTGCGGCCTGACCAGCGGTGAGTACGTGAAGAAGTGCTCGTCGAACAGCTCGGGGTGCTTGGCGTTCTCCCGCAGGGTCGCAACCCGGTCCCGGTAGTACTGCCACGGCACCTCGTACTGAACGACCAGCGTCCGGCAAGGTTCCTCCGTCGGTGCGAACTCGCACCACGGCACGCCCTGGGCCAGCGAGGACAGCATGTCGAACGTGAGGAAAGACTTGAACGACTTGACCCAACCGTGTACGACGAGCGAGCCGCCGACCGGCAGAATGTCGTGCTCGAACCACGAAGAAATCTCCGGGACTTCCATAACCAGCATCTCGCCTGCCGGTACGACCAGCGTGGGCAGCCCGTCGTTTTCGGGCACGTCCGTGGGCAGCGTGGGCAGCCCGTCGTCTTCGGTGCCGCACCAATCGTCGCCGCCCTCCGGTCGAAACTCACGGGCCTGCGGCAGCGCCGACAGCAGCTTGTCCCGTCCTGCGTGACCAGCCTCGTCATCGTCCAGCCCGACCAGCACGTCCAGGTACGGGCGGAGCTGATCGACGTATGCCGACGTGATCGCCCGAGCACCGGCCGGGAGGATCGCGACGTCGCAATCGTAGGCAGCCGTGAGACGGGCGCCGTCCGTCTCGCCTTCGCAAACGACGACCCGAGGCGTCGGGTCCAGCCCTGCGCGCACGAGTTTGAGGGTCGGGAAGGTCGAACCGATACGTGACCAGCGGCGGCCGTCGTTCATATCCCGGTACTTGATCGCCCGGTCGTAGCCAAACGCGAGCACGTGGTCATCGGCCAGCTTCGCGCCGACCCTGACCAGCGCAGGAATCGTCAACCGCTTGCGGCGGCAGAACGCGTCCAGCACCGGGTTCTCACCGGGGTCGGGGAGCGGGGCGTACGTGTCCCACGTGGCCGCAGCATCCTCGTCGTGCTCGACCAAACTCCCCCACGTGCCGTTGCTCTCACCCATCTGCGATTGCCCAGCTTAGCAACTAGCCGCTTTACGCGTGCCGCCTCGGGCCGGAGCTTCGACCCAAAGCTCGTCCGGTATCTCGTTGATATGGAGATACAAGTCGCAGCAAAGACGATCGGCCTGTTGGAGACTGACCTTGTCGCCGTGTCGCCAGCGGCCGAAGTTACGCGCCTGCGAATCGCCCAGGATGACACGTAGCTTGCCGTCGAGGTCGGGCCGACGACGCATCACCCACTCGACAAAGCCGGGTCCGTCGAGGTATTCCAACGAGTCGTCCATCGTCACCACTCCAACTCGATGACGAGAGCTTCGCAGTACGAGCATCGGTACTCGATAGCTTCACGGTTTTCCCACAACTCGTCAATGACTCGCTCGATCTCGGCGTCGCTAGTGCTGAATATGTCAGGGCTGCGTTCTCTACCGATCTCGTTACCGTTCGAGTCAACGAACGGCCACGGTACTCCGGTGTTACTCCCGTAAGTCATCCACTCACGTACAGCAACGGCGACCCTGTCCCGACCCCAATCAGCGTCGATGTACAGGCTGAGGTATGAACCCTCGTGTTCGTGTTCGCTGATGTCGGTCGTGAACGTAGCGCACCTCACGCGTTCGAGTGAATCGGCAGAATCGGCACCGAACGGAGTAAAGTACGTGTCAAACGTGATCTCAGCGGTGCCGTGGCCGCACTCGGGACAGCCGTAGCCATCGGTGCCGTGACGCCCCGCGTAGTGTTCATCCCACACCGTCATCCGTTGGTGGGCACGGCATTGACGCCGATTCCACATTACGGGACGGCGACAATGGATACACTGCCGACGTGTCGAAGTAGGTTCGTTGCTCACAGTACCCACCCCCCGCGGTTCAGCGTCAGCGATGACAGGTTCATTACGGTCACCGGTTCGACGTCGTCGTTGCCGAAGTGCGCTCGTACGAGGCGCGTCAGCAGACCGCCGACGACCATCCCGACGTCGATCACGCCGCGTTCGGTACACGCCGCTGGCATCGCTTCGTCGTCGGAGTGGAGAGTACGCTCGTACGCGTCCAGGTCGTCGAGGTTCATCGGGTTGACGGCGTAGATCACGATGAGCTGACCGGCGATCCTCGCGTCAAGGTACATCTTGATTCGAGGGTTCATCTTGACGTTGGCCCACACGTCGGAACGTGCGGCCATCGAGTCGAGGCCGCTCACGACGACCTCGGTTGGCTCCCACTCGTCGAGTCCGTCGGCGCCCATCTTGCCGACGAGTACGTTCGGTTCGATGCCGCCGAAGTCTCGACACGTAGCGCCGATCGCTTCGGCTTTGGTACTACCGATCGCGTCAGTCGAGTAGAACTGATTCGGTACGTTGTGCGCTTCGACCGAGTCGAAGTCCACGAGCGTCAACCTCGGGACGCCGAGTTTCGCCAGCGAGACGGCAGCAAAGCTGCCAATCCCGCCGAGCCCGATTACCGACACGGCTGCCGACGCGTGGTCGGCAGGGTCGAAGAATCCCAGCTGTCGCGTGTACGTAACGGTGCTCACTTGCTCTCCTTCCGGTTGGTCTTGTCACTACGAGGGTCGGTGAACGCATCCACCAGCGCCTCGTCTCGCGGATCGAGAAACAGGCGCTCCAACTCGTCGTCGGTAAGCTCCTGAATCGGGACGTGTTCGGTGCCGATGACGTCACCGGCAGCGTTGGTCGTGTGAACCGTGGCGACGATGTCGTCGTCAGTCGTCACGTCAGCTGACGTCAACAGGTTGGACGTTTGGCTTGGTAGGAACCAATCGTCACCCATCGACACACCACCCATCGACGCACCCCACGAGTAGTCGTCGTAGATGGACCGCTTGCCCTTGCTACGCGCCACAGGTGAGAACCGACGCTTGACGAGGCGGTCGATCTCGTCCAGGATCACGTCGTCGTCCTCGCGTTCGACCCGAAGGTCGAGGTCGTATCGGACCTGCGACGTGAAGTCACCGAGAGGACCGGCGGGATTGTAGAAGTCAACCCGCTGCTCCGTCTCGCCCTTCTTGTTGATCACGAGGGAGACGAGATACGGGGTCATCCCGTTGTTCATCCCCTCGATCATATCCTCGTCAGTTTGGGACCAGAAAGCTCCCATATTGACGTGTGAGTGACAGCAGAACATCAGGTCGCTGATGCGTTCGTCCTTGATCGCACGCTGGATTGCGTACTCCAAGCCTTCGTCGGCGAAGTCCACCGACGCACCGGTGACAGTCTGCTCCACGAGGAACACATCGTCCACGTAGAAGTCACCGTCTCGCATTGTCACGTAGCCGAACATTCCGATCTCGGCGTCGATGAGTCGCACGTACTCGGTAATGCGGTCGTACACTTCGTTGGTCAGCACTAGGGTTGCCACGTTCACACCTCACTTTCGGGAAGCTGGAACCACGCCTCCCACTCTTGCGTGTACACATCGTCAGGGTTGACCTGTTTGAGCAGATCGACGATGACGGACACCGCCGCGCTGATCTGCCCACGTTCGACGAGTCCGTCCACGAGTCGCCGCTGATCGCCGAAGCAGAAGTTGCCGTCGGAGATATGCGGGTGATCGTAAGAACCGATTCGCCGGGTCAGGTTGGTCACACGAACTCGTGCCGAGTCGTACGCGAAGTTGACGTCGATTCGGTACGAGCCGCCGATCGTCGATTCGCCGTCGTCAATGTTCACGAGCGGCAAGTCACGAGTCGTGACTGTCAGAGTCGCACTTTCCTCGGAGGCGGAGGCCATCGAGTCGATCGACACGATGTCCTCGTGCTTGCGAAGCTCGGCCAGCTCGGCGACGACGACCGACGCGAGTTCCTCGTCGGCGATCTCGGCTTCACCCATCGCTTTGAGCTGGGCACGAATCTCCGTGAGGCGCTGCTCGTTGGTACGTATGAGCTGCTCCGCCTCGGCTGACGACGACACGAGATGCGGCACCTTCGCTTCGAGTTCGCGGCGCTCACGAGTGCCACGACCCTTGATGATCTCGTAGAGCTGCTGCTCGATACGTTCCGCCGTCAGCATCTCGTACGTCTCGGCGAGTGACGGGTCGAGAGCTCTCTCGATGGCGGATGCCAGGGCGTCGTACAGCAGTGACAGCTGATCCGCCGCCGTCGAGTCGGTTCGCCACCACCACGCCAACGAGACGACGTTCGGCCCGATCGAGCCGAGCTTCCGGTTCACGTCCAGACTCTCGTCCGGCATAATCGGCCGGGACCACGTCAACCCGGCGTCTAATGCCGGAGTCTCGATGACGCGGTCACGTACCGTCGTTAGGAACGCATCGGGGTCGACCATCTGTCGCTCGGCACCGATTGACGAGTACAGATACCCGTCACCGGCGATTATGACTGTGCGAGGCTCGGCGTCAAAGTCGACGCGAGACTGCGCGCGCCACCACTCGGGCGGCGTACGAGAGCCCGACTCGTCAGAGCCGAACAGAATCGTTACGTCGAGCTGCTCTTGTAGCAGCGGGAGCATCGGCCAAAGCATCTCCCAACGCGTCCACGAGCCGAACCGGAATGGAATCCCCTCGTCGTCCGAGTCGCCAAAGCGGCTGCGCTGACCCGCGAGCCATTCCTCGCGAATCCGAAACGCTTCGGCTGTGTCCCAACCGAAGTCGCTATCGACTTCCGCGCTCCACGTCCTCGGTGCTTCCGCAACCGAAGTCACGACGACACCTGCTTGCGGTACCGACGCTTCGCCTGAAACACGAGACGATCGGGACCGTCTGACCGCCGTTCACGACGCGACCGAACCGACTTGTTGTTGCGCTCGGCTGCCTGATGTAACGTCGAACGGAAGTTGGTTATGTTGGGTACGTCCTCGCCTTCCGTGACTTCGACGATGCTGCCGTCGAGCCACTCGTCCCACGGGTACAGAGCGGGACGTCCTACGTGTCGGCTACCAAACTGATAGCTGCGTAGCTTGCGTGCCATTCTTCGTGTCACCTTCCTTTGGGCTAGTTGAGCTTCGCGTTATTGCGCTGCTCGATGAAAGCGGCATCCACCGCGACGGAGAACACCTCCGCCGTGTCGGGTGCCTCGTCAATGAGACGTGTCAACTCGCGACGCAAGTCAGACAGCGCCTCGTCGGTCACGCCCTGCGTCTCTGCGAGTGACGCAGTCAGCAAGGACGTGCCCTGTTCGAGAATGAGCGCCTGCTCGATAGCGCGCTCGGGTTTGTCGTTTTCCAGCGCCTCGAACAACCGCTCTAACGTGAGAGCAAGTGCCAAGACGGTGGCTTGCTGAACGCGTTTTGCGTTCATACGACCTCCAATCGAGATTGTTTGTCCTTCCACGAAAACGTGGGCGTGACCCACGAAGGGGTCACGCCCACGCTCGAATGGTGGAAAGGCCGTCAGCTCAACCGAGCGACGCGCTCTTGGGCGGTGCCGAGTAGGTGGCACCGGTGGTGACGTCGTCGGACGTGAGGTCCGCCGCGTCTACGCGCTGGCCGCCGACCAGCAGATCGACGCCGAGCGCCTCCGCGTCGATGCCTGCGGCCGTCAGCGCGTCCTGGACGGTCTGACCGTCGGCGACTTCGACCTCGTGGGTGAAGCCCGCTCCCGCGATCTTGATGGTCTTTCCGGTGGTGGTGATCGTCGTGTTCTCCACGTTGCTTTCTCCTATTCGTGTTGCGGTTGGCTAGGGGCTAGTACACGCCGCCGCCTGCGTCCTAGCCAAACGGCAGACGACGGCGAAGCTCTCGCGCCGCGATGAAGCAGCGCGAGAGCGGACCTACGTGAGCGAGCGAAAGGGAGGAGGAACCCGCTCACGCAGGCGTGTGTGTGAGGAGACACACATACGGGACTCCGGCCCCTGTCGGCGAGGCAATCAGCAGGCCACGCGCGGGGCGGCGGAATCCCGGCCAGCCGGAGGATCGGCCTCCGACCAGCCTTTACCAACATTACCGAACCGATCGGCGGTTGTCAAGCGATTGGCAAAACTTGGCTCTGGAAGTGGCTTTCCGGAGCCGTCAGATCGGCCGGTCGGCGGTCCCGAGGAACCGGCTTCGGGCGCGCCTATGTCGGGCTTGTTATCGCGCCAACGCACGCAGTCGTATCGCCACGCGTTCGAGCTCGCGAGCGCAGGCGTCCACCTCGTCGAGCAACGCGACCAGGACGGGTGACTCGTGCGACCCGAGCTGCGAGGCGGCCTGCCACTAGCGGTGAAGTCGTGCGGAAGCACGCACTTGCGTTTGAGGGCAGCCATCTGTTGATACACGTCGTTGCGTGTCACGTCGAGATCGAGCGACACGTCCGTTACTGCCATTCGTTGTTTCAGACGCGTCAACAACAAGTGTTGACGCGTCGTCAAACGTTTCTCGTCCATACGAGATTGCGCTACTCCTTCCGGCGGCGATTGTCACGCGCGGCGTCGGCGATTGTCACGCGCGGCGTCGGCGGCGCTTGCTGCCATTGGCTTTCACGTCTAGCGCATCTACGAAGTTGGCAAGTGCTTCGTATTCACGCGTTGGCAAAAGCAGACCGACTTCGAGCACCGAGTTGTCACGCGGGTCGAGTCCGTGCTTTGCCATCTGCGCCGCCGTGTCACGTAGCTGCGCGAACGTGGGCACTCGGCCGCCGAGGCTCACGAAGGAGCCGACGACGCGCGAGCGCACTTTGGGATTGAGTTCGTCGGACGCGTCGAGCGCCGCGAACATTGAGTCTGCTGGTATTGCTGGCATACGTGTCTCCTAGTGTTGCTGGTTGTCGTGTTGCTGTGTGAGTAGTTGGGGAAGGTCACTCACGTACCCAAACGCGAGGCCAGCGATGAAACCGGCCTCGCGTGCGTTACTGCGTGAGGCGCTGGTTGTGGTGCCGATGAAGCCAGCCCGGACGACCGCCGTACAAGCGACGCATAACGAGGTCGCCGCGACGTGTCAGGATGGTTCTGGCGTGCGCGAGAGTGACGTGACTAGCGGCTTCGCCGAAAGCGCGCTCGTACTCTTGACGCATCAACCAGCTGGGGATCGAACGCATATGTAGGTTGCCACGGCCGAAGCTACGCGGGTGTTCCCACATCATTCGTTCGAGCCACACTTCGACTTCGTGAAGCGTTGGCTCAGTCACGCACCACCTCCACGGGGTGCGAGGCCCAGAACGCGAGACGCTCGTGCGGGAGGTTCGCCTCGTTCGCCGCGAGGAAGCGGCAGAGCTGCTCGGCGGCCCACCGCGACGCGCGTGTCTCTGCGCTCGCGACGTAGACAGCCTTCGGCTCGGGGCGGCACGAGTCGTACGTGTCAACGAACTCGAACTTCCACCGCCGCAACGGGCGCTCGGGCATCGGTGCGTCAGCTGCCATCGTGGTCATCTGTGTCTCCTTCGTGTTCCGTGTGAGCTGTTGGGAAGGGCCGCTCACGTTCGCCCAGGCGCCCGACCGGCGGTGAGGCCGGTCGGGCGGTGCGTGCTACGAGAGGGAGGCGACTTCGGCCGCGTTGACGTAGCCGGTCGAGTCGTCGTCCCAATACACGTAGAGCAGCGGGGTCGGGTCGTCGTCGTAGACCGCGAGCACGATGCCCGTACGTGTGGAGTTGCGCTGGACTACCAGCTCACCGGCGCTCACGCGATCCTCCGCACGTTGGCGAGGCGGAACCGGTCGATCACGTCAGCCGTGTCGCCGAACTCCCCGAACTCGCGGAGCTCCCACGCGGGATGCTGGTCGAGCAGCACCCCGATCGTGTTCTGCGCCAACGCGGCACGGCGGCTGTTTTCGTCGGTGGACTCGTACACGTGTACCTCTGTGTTGCTGTGTTCCATTGGTGTGTCTCCTCGTGTTACGTGAGCCGTTTTGGCTCGGTTGACTTACGCGCCGTGACCAGCCGTTCGGGGCCGACGTGACCGCGTTTGACGTGACCAGCACGTCGCGGCTCGAAGGTCCGTGACCAGCCTCCACGCGCAGGCGTAGCCCTCGCGCGGGTGCGCGTCCGGGCGTGCGCACCTGCGTGCGCGGGTGCGCGCGCGGGTGCGTGCGTGCGATCGCGTGCGCGCGTGCGTGCGTGCGTGCGTGCGTGCGTGCGTGCGACCGCGCCCGATCGGGCGCCCGGTCCCGATCGGCGGGGCGCCGGAGACGGCCGCTAACGGCCGTCAGATCGCCCCTAACGGCCGTTCGGCGCCGCCCTAAGGGTCAACCCTTCGGGAGACGGCCGCGGCCGTTAGGAGGGCGGAGGACGGCGCGCCGGTATGGCGGCCGCCTTCGCCCTCCCACGAAAACGGGCGCCCGATCCGCGGAGGGATCGGGCGCCCGGTCGGCGCTACGGTGCGCGCCCTGCTAGGGCGCTAGGTGGCGGCGCTACTCGGCCGCGATACCCTCCGCGGCGAGTACGGCCGCGACGGCCGGGAGGGCGGCGTCCGGGAAACCCTTCCGGACTCGGAACGCGTGCCGCGCGCCCTCCCCCTTCGCGACGGACAGGGCGCCCTCCGCGGAGCACAGGGCGGCGACGAGCTCGCCCGATTGCGGGTCGCGCCCCACGTAGCACACGTGGCGCCCCGAATCCGGGTCGCGAACCGGGACCATCCCGTCCGGGACGGCGACCTTCGCGCGCCCCTTCGCGCCACCCTTCGCCTTCGCGCGCCCCTTCGCCTTCGCCTTCGGGGCGGCCGGTTCGGCCGTCTCGCCGGACAGGGCGGCGACTAGGGCGTCGACCTTCGCGCCGAGCGCCGCCGTCTCCGCCATAGCGTCCGCGACGGTCGGCCGCTTCGCCTTCGCCTTGCTGGTGTTGCTCTTGCTGGTTGCCATTGCTGGCCCTCCTCGTGGTGCGTGGTGGGGCGCCGATCGCCCCGCCGGTCCCGGCACCTTAGCACAGCTTGGCGGCGGCACGCAGATTCGGCGCTACTATTGGGATTGCGGCCGTTCGGTGCCGCCTTGCCACGGTTGGCACCGGGACACCGCGGCACGGTTCGACGGTGCCGCCGCCTCACGCGTGCGCGCGTGACGTGCGCGTCGCACGCGCGTGACGCGCGCCCCACCCGCGCGGCGCCGTCGCACGATCGCACCGCGCCGACGTGTCACCGCCACACCACCCCGCGCGTGATCGCGCGCGCGTTATGCGAACGCACCGTGCGCCCGTGACGCGAGGCCGGGGCGGCCCCCTCGCGCGGATACGAGCACGTATGAGTCTCATAACTGAAATACACGGGAGCTCTGAAAAAGCGCCCTGTGTGGCAGAATCCGCGTAGCCAAGCCGAATCCGAAAACCTCATCGCGCAACACAGCAGCCGCGGAACCCACTTTCTGCAACGCTGCCCAGGGGTCTGTCGGTGTCCTCGTGACACGTATAACGATTCTACCCCTTACCTATCCCAAAGCCTCCCCCACCAGAACGCTTGAAAGCGTTCTGTGGGGTTAGGGGGGGTTATGGGGTAGCCAAGTGTGCTAAGGTGCTTTGCTCAGTACGCAACCTTAGGAGACTAGATGCCAAGCAACGAGACGACGATCGCTTGCCAGGAGTGCGGAGCGCCGTATAAGACCATCCGGTCCAATACGAAGTACTGCCGCGTCTGCCAGCTCGTCAGAGATATGTCGTACGCCTACGGGCGCACAAAGACCTGTTTGATCTGCGACAAGGAGTACGCGCCCCTCGCGGTCAAAGACCCACCGTTCTGCGGTGAGCACTCGCCCTGGGGCAAGCGCGGCCACGTGGAGGGCACCTGCGCGGTCAGCGGCGTCGAGGGAACACTGCTGCACGAGGACGTCAGGATTAGCCTCGCCGTAGCGACTGATCCAGAGAAGCGCGATCTGATCATCCGAGCCCTGGCGAAGAAGCAGGAAGAGAACCGCAAAAAGTTCCAACGGGAAGACGCTGCTGCTGTATAGTGGGCAACGTCCAACGACCCGGAGGTAGATCATGGCTTCTCCCATCGTTCTTTCGCCCGACACCGCTTACGCGACTAAGACCAACATCAAGTTCCCTGGCTCCGAGACGCAGGCCACCGCTGCTCGCGGTGCTGCCGAGGATCGCATCGAGGACGCCGTTCCTGGGATCACGGTCACCGTCGCCGAAAGCGCGATCGTCGGCGAGTAATCCCGCCGTCTGCTAAGCTCGTGGCCTCCTACGTGTTGCGTGTGAGCTTAGCTTGCGCTCAACCATCGTCGTAGCTCCGGACAATGGCTAATCGTCATTGTTCGGAGTGCGGCGAATCTCTTCCGAACCGCAACGCGCGTGCCAAGACTTGCTCTACTGCTTGCCGCTCAGCTCGTTCCCGTCGTCTACGACGTCTCCAAAAGGAACGCGCAGAACTTCCTGAGCACCAAAAAGAGCTTTCTGACCGCGTTCGTGGCGACATTGTTGACATCGCACAAGACGTAATCCAGGACGAGCTCAAACCGTTCGTCCGGGAGGCGCTGACCGATGACGTGTTGGCCTCGATTCACTCGATGGTGCAGCTCACGCCCCAGGTCATCGCCAATCTGACCTCCGATCTGGCCGACGAGAACGCCAAAGTCCGGCAGAAAGCAGGCGAGCTGATCTTGAAGTACACGGTCGGGCACCCGGCGCTCGTTCAGCCGCCCGATCAGGACAAGACGCAGCCCATTCAGATCAACTTTGCCCTTCCCCGGCCCGAAGAACAGCCCGTGGAGATCGTCGAAGCCGAAGTCGAGGCAGTCGAAGTGCCCTCCGAGACGCGTCAATGCGACGCCTGCGGGGCCGACAAGCTCGAATCGGAGTTTGTCGAGTCGTCAGACCGCTGTTTGGAGTGCTTCAACGCCCAGCAGAAGCAGGCCCAGGACATTCTTGACCGGACTTCATGACGACGATCAACTTCGAGTACCGACCGCTTCCCATTCACGGGGAGTTTCACCGTTCGACGGCGTACGAACGCGCCCTGTTCGGTGCCTTTGGGTCCGGAAAGACGTACGCGATCGCCGCGGAGGCAATCGCGTGGTGCTTAGAACAGCCTGGTATCCGCGGACTGATCACTCGTAAGACGGTTCCCGAGCTCCGGGACACCACGGAAACCGTTTTCTTTGAGGTACTGCCACCAGAGCTACGAGATCGCGGCGAAGTACGGCGAATCGGTGGACATGTCGAAAAGTTCACCTTCCCGAACGGCTCAACTGTGCTTTTTCGGTCGATCGACGACTGGAATAAGCACCGATCGCTGAACGTCGGCTTTATTGCCTTCGACGAGGCCGACGAGTTTGACGAAGAGACGTATCAAGGGATGCTTTCGCGCGTCCGACAGAAAGACCCAACCCCCGAAGGCAAGAAATACGGCGCTACCCGCATCGCCAGGCGGGGCGTTTGGTCTGCCTCGAACCCCGGCGGCCACAACTGGCTGTACAAGCGGTTCGTAGACGACAAAAACAAGGCCGAAGGCACCGGATTCTGGCGCTCGACGTCTTTTGACAACCCTTACCTACCCCCTGAGTACATTCAATCCCTTCTTCAATACCCTGACCCCTGGATTCGGCGGTACGTGCTGTGTCAGTTCGACGACTTCGCAGGCCAGGTCTACGAAGATTGGGGCTGGGACACCCACGTGGTCATGCAGCGCCACGATCCGAGCCGATACCAGACGTATTGGATGGGGATGGACCCCGGAACCCGGAATCCAACCGCCGGTCTATGGGTAGTCGTGGACAAGGACGGAAGTCTGACGGGCCAACCGCGATCTTTGTTGGGCGTCGCCGAGTATGAGCAAGCCGAACGGGCCGTTCAGGAGCACGCCGAGGATTGGCGCAAGCTCGAAGCGGCATACGCGCCGAATGTGCGCCAGCGCATCGCCGATCCCTCCATCATGACCCGCGATCGCGGCACGAACATGAGCCTGCACTCCCAATACGCGCGGATCGGGTTCAACTTCCAGCTTGGGCCCAAGAATCACACCGATCGAATCCCGATGTTGGGCACTTTGATCAAGATGGGCCGCTTTCGGGTGACTCAGAACTGCCCGAAGACGTATGAGGCGATCAAGGACTACAAGTGGGTGGACTTGACTCCGCAGCAGCGCGCAAAGAACCTCGACGCGCCCGAGCGGCCCGTGAAGTCCAACGATCACCTAGTGGACTGCGCGCAATACTTGGCAAGCCGCTGGGTGCCGCCGATGAAAGAAGCCCAGGCCGCGCCTCCAAGCAACACTACTGACGAGATTCACCGCGCCATACGTAAGCAGCAGCGTGAACGCGTCGAAGGTGCAGTGAATCCATCCCATGATGACGCGGTGGTCTTGTAAAGTTGGCAACATGGAGAACTTCACGATCAGCTCGACTAACCCGAACGAATCAACCGGAGGTCGAGGCTGTCTTTGCTCGCCCGTCCACTCTCGCGACTGTCGCCCACCTTTTGTGGTGTTCCACGGTGACGAACTGCTCGACGAGTCGTCACCACACCCGGTGGCTTGCCGCAACTGCATTGAGGCGGCGCTCGAACAGATGGACGACGAGCGAAACATTCTGCCGGTCGGCGACGTAGTCCAACAGCCCGAGCCCGAGCTGGAAGTCGTCGAGGTCACCCCCGATAACGACGAAGGCGTTCCGTCGATCTAGTGGCCCCCAGGGCCAAACAGCTTGTTGCCGAGTTTGATGACCTCAAAGAAGAGGCTGCTCGCGCGCGGCTGCCGTACGACAAAGACATTCTGCTGAACCTCGCGTTTTTTCTTGACCAGCAGTACGCGGTCTGGAACTCAGATGCACAGGCCATCGAGATCGCAAGAAGGCCGAATAACCGCCGTTCATCGCCCCGGCCCGTAACGAACAAGATCATGCACTTCGTCCTCAAACAGAGGGCGACCGCTCTGGAAACGCACCCGACCGTAGACGTGCTGCCTGCGACGGATGACCCGGTGGACATGAGCGTGGCCTCCGTGGCGCTGGCCTACCTGCGCTGGCTGTCTGAGCCGCAGGTTGCCGACATCGACGGCGAGCTGTCTGAGGCAACCCTGTGGGCGCTCGCAGGCGGTGAGGGTTACTTGAAGTGGGGCTGGAACTCTGACGAGAAGCGCGGCGACGTAACGGCCTGCGCTCCCACCGAGATATTCGTCGACCCGTACGCGCGGCGCTTCAAGGGCGCGCGCTACATCATCCACGAGCAGTTCCTTGACGTTCACCAGGTGGAGAAGATGTACGGCAAGAAGGTGTCGCCGACGACCACCAGCAAGGCCGACGTTGCGAAGGCCGCCCTGCTGCGCGATATGGGTATGGCCCCGGTCTTGGAAGGCGTGTTGGTCAATGAGCTTTGGGTCAAGCCAGGCGTTGATCAGCGCTGGCCCGACGGGCTCTTCGTCGTGTGGGCCGGGAACGAGATTCTGGTCGAAGCGCAGCCTTTCCCCTACCAGCACGGCAAGCTGCCGTTCACGATCATCGGCGCGATTCCGCGCCCCGGCTCTCCGCACTACACCTGCACGGTCAAGTACTTGCGCTCACCGCAGATGGAGCTCAACAAGTACCACGCGCAGCGAATCAGCGTGCGCGAGGCGTTCGCAAGTCCGAAGTGGTGGCTGCCGACCGAGCTCGAACTCGAAGCTGACCCCGACGATTCGCCGAACCAGATTCTCCGGGGCAACTCGTCTTCGGGCCTCTACCGACCCGAGATCATTCAGCCGTCCGTATTCCCGGAGAACACCGACGGACAGTGGATTCGCGAAGAGATGATGGACGTCGCCGGTCAGCACGAGACGTCGCAGGGCCGCGTACCTGGCCGGGTCGAGGCCGCTCGGGCGATCGAGATGCTCAAACAGGCCGACGACTCGCACCTGGCCGAGCTGACCAGGACGATCTCGTCGTCCCTGGCTGACGGCTATTGGCAGCTGCTCATGCTGGCAAAGCAGTACGGGCCCGAGAAGACCATCGTCCAGACGTACAGCCGCGAAGGTATCCCCGAGGTGCGGCGGTTCATGAAGGAAGAGATCAAGCCAGGGATGCGCGTACGCGTACTGATGGGCAGCGGACTTGCGACGACGCGTGCCGCTCGCCAGGATCAGGCGCTCTTGATGTGGCAGAACGGGATCATCACCGATCCCGAGGTCATGGCCGACCTGCTCGACATTCCGGTCGGCACGCTCACTCCGCAGAAGGTCTACGACGTGCGCCTAGCGCGCAACGAGAACCTGATGATGATTGAGGGCGAAGACGAAGACGGCCACAAGGGCACCGCCAAAGTTCCGAACTCCTGGGACGACCACGACATTCACATTCGGGAGCACAACAACTTCCGCAAGACGTCCGAGTTTGAGGCGCTGCCCAACGACGTCAAGCAGAAGTTCGAGTTCCACGTCCAGACGCACAAGGACTTGCGTATGAAGGCGATGCAGGAGCAGCTCGAAGAACAGGCTCTCGCGATGCAGGCCCAGGGGATGCCTGCCCCTGGGGCACAGCCGCCAACCGAAGGCGAGGAACCCGCTGAACCCCCGGCTCCGGGCGCGATGATGCCGCCAGGAGCGTAGTCCCAACTTTTTCCACGGTGTCCAACTTGCCAAGTACTATACGTTCAGTTCGTCGATTCGCGACCCGAGGTAACTAATGCCTACATCGAACATGAGCTACGTAGAAGTTTCGGTTTCGGACTCAGCCGCCGTTTCGCTGACCAAGCCTGACTTCGGCTGGCGTGCCCTGGTGCAGCCATCGACCCCGGTTCGTTTTCGTATTGACGACACTGCCCCGACCAACTCGGTCGGCTTTCGTGTTCCGACCGACAGCGTTGTTGAGTTGAAGGAAGACGAGATCGTGTACAGCAAGTGGATTACCGAATCAGGTTCGGGCGTGCTCCGAATCTTCTACTACAACGACTAGGAGGAAGGCAGATGGGACCGAACAATCTGCATGGCCTAGCCGTAACCGCGGAAGGCGCGCTCGAAAAGCTGGCGACAGCTCTCGGCGAGGCCGGAGCTCCGCCGGAGACGGTTCAGGGTGTGACTCAGATGGCAGAGGTTCTGCGTGAAGTTGTGAAGGCTCTTGGTGAGCCTGTGGCAGAGGAAGAGGCCGCGATGATGGCCGCTCCCGCTCCCGAGGCAACTGACCCCGCCCAGCCAGCCACTATTGGCGAGGCTGTGGATTCAATGGGTGCGTAGATAGATGTCTGACGAAACCCCGGTGGACGAGACACAGGTCGATGACCCCACGCCAGAAACGACGGAAGCTCCGCCGGTTGAGGAAGCTGTTGCTCCCGAGCCAGAAGCTCCCGCTGCCGATACTCCCTGGGCAAACGACCTAGCCGAGATATTCGCGGACGACGCGACGCGCGGCCAGGTTGACGAGTTCTTGCGGTCGAAGATTCAGCCGTACATCACGAAGCTCGAACAAGAAAGCGCCCCGGATCGCAACGCGTCGCGGCTTTGGGATGCTTTTCACTCCGACCCGATTGCGACGTACGAGCAAGTCACGCGCGAGATATACGGCGAGGAAGAAGCCGAGCGGATCATGGCGGCCGTGCGCGGTCAGAGCGACGACGACGATCTCTCCGACATCGACATTGACGCTGAGCTAGGCGATGATGACGACGACACGATCGACATGGACAAGTTGCCGCCCGAAGTGCGTGAGTACGTCGAAGAAGGTATTCGCGAGAAGGAGCGGCAGCAGTACGAAGCCATGCTTTCGGACGTGGAGAAGGAGATGGGCGAGCTTGACCCGCCGGTCCCGTTCAAGTCCACGCAGTTTGAGCCGTACCTGATTGCTTACGACGGCGATCTGGAAGCCGCAAAGGCCGCTTACGTCGAATGGGTCAACGAGGCCCGTCAGACGTTTGGCCTGAATCTGCCAAAGCCAGGCGAGTTGCAGCCGCCGCCCACGATCGGGTCCGATACGCAAGCTGCCGGAGGCGGAGCGCCGCCGCAGCAGGAAGAGTTCACCTCTTTCGATGATGCGATCGACTCGTTCTTTGCTGAACAGAAGCAGCCGCCGCCCACTATGGGCTCTGTTTAGCAGCAGCAAAGAGCCGCGCACCTGAGGTTTTTCCAAAAGGGCGCGGCTTTTTGCTGTAATCACACTTAGGACTTACGGTACAGCTTCGCGCCAAGGCCCAGGGTTCCACAGACATACGGCTTGCACAGGTCATATTCGACCCAAGGCATCGTCGGACGAGACAACGTAAATCGCTAAACCAAGGAGGTAAAGCCTCATGGCTGATACCGCTTCTTTCTCGGCCGCGATGAAGACGAAGTTCATCGGGCCGATTCGTGACCACATTCCGAAGGGCAAGCCGCTTCTGTTCGGCGACCCTGAGGCGAACCCCACCGACTTCAAGGGCATTATGCCCAGCGCCGAAGGCATTGACTTCGTGGGGAACGAGTTCCGCATCCCGCAGAAGGCAGAGCGCAACAACGCGGTCGGCTTCCGTTCTGAGAACGAGAACCTTCCCGCGCCTGGGCGTTCGACGTACACCTACTTGCAGGAGCCGATGCGGTACGCGTACGCCTCGTTCAACATCACCGGTCAGCTGATCAAGGCCAGCGAGTCGAGTGAGGGTGCTTTCAAGTCTGCGTTCAAGGCGGAGATGGAAGACACGACCCTCGCTCTGAAACTCGATGTGAACCGCGCCGCTCACGGCGACGGCTCGGGCAAGGTCGCTGATGTCACGGTGAACCAGAGCTCCGGGGGTACGACCCTGGAAGTTGACACGACCGTCAACTTCTACGGCGGCGAGATCGTCGATGTCGTCGATGCCACCGGTGCTGTCATCTCGGCGGCGCACACCGTCACCGCGATCGACCGGGCCGGGCTCGAACTGACCCTGGCTCCGGCCCTGGGCGCCAACGTCGATGCCGCGACGGACTTCCTCGTCCGTGCATCGAGCGACTCGACTGTCGCTGCTCCGAACAACTCGCAGAACCGCGAGATTCAGGGGCTCGACTCGATCGTGTCGGACAGCGGAGTTCTCCACGGACTCAACCCCGCCAACTACACCTGGTGGAAGTCGTACGTGGACGCTGTCGGTGGAGCCATCTCCGAGGACGTCATTCGTGACGCCAAGGACGCGGTTGGCTTCGAGCAGGGGCTTGACGTGGACAACGGCCTGGACTTCGCGCTGATCACCACGCGCGGCATCCGGTCGAGGTTCGCCAAGCTGTTGCAGACCAACACCCGCCGGTTCAACGACGCCAACGTCACCAAGGTGCACGGTGGCTACGAGGTCGTCACGTTTGATGGTAACCCCATCTTCACCGACGACCAGACCACCCCCGGCACCATGTACGGACTCGCCCTCAACAGGCTGTTCTGGTCGCAGATGAGCGATTGGGAGTGGCTGGAAGAGGACGGCAAGGTGTTGAAGTGGGACGCTGGTAAGGACCGTTACCTGGCTGTGCTGTACAAGTACTGCCAGCTCGGTACTACCCACCGCGGCGCTCACTTCAAGCTCACCGGAATCACCGACGACGTTCGGTAATCCAGCAGCTCCGTAGCGCCTGAAACCCCGCCCCGATTCGTTACATATCGGGGCGGGGTTTCTTCATAATGTGGGGTATGAGCCTTACGATTGCAGGCCGCCCGACTAACCTCCATCTGCCCGATGCGACGCAGACAACGCTGGTTGACAGCGATCTGTACCACATCTGTGACCGCATCGCAGAGATCGACCCGCGTCTCTTCATTGTTCACCTGGCTCACGGCGAAAAGGATGCTTTCGCCATTATGGAGCGCTGTGAAGACGGCGTCGATCGACTCGTCTTCAAGGTCGCCGAGCTAGACGCCAGAGTAGTAGATCGGCTGCGCGAGATTCAGGCCATTCCCTTTGAGAAGCGCTTTGAGGAACTCGAAAAGCGCGAGATGGAGACTAACCGCAAGCGCAACGAAGAGGCGATGGACGAGCTCTACGAGCGGCTCGGCGGCCCGATGTACACCCAGCTTGCAAAGGACAACTTCATTGACCGCGGCGCTAGTTACCCGATTGTCAGGAGCAAGAAATGGCGACAGTGAACCAGCTCCTAGATCAGCTTCAAGCGCGCGGGTACGGCTTCGACTTGGACTCGGTTCAGACGCAGCTGCTCGAATCGGCCTACAACCGGATTCTGAACTCGCGCCGCTGGACGTTCCTGGACACGACTGAGACTGTGCAGCTCCCAGCCGGTCAGAGCAACATTGACCTGGCGATCGACCTCACCGGTGACGTTCGGTTCCTTGATGCGGTTCGGTTTGACGACTACGATGATCCGCGGTTCCTGCCGTATCAGCAGTTCATGCACGACTCACAGGACGGATCGACCGGAATCCCCCGCCTCTGGACGGTTCGCAACGGCGAGGTTCTCTTTCACCCGACGTCGACCGTCACGCTTGACGTCTCGATTGACTACAACGAGCGGCCCGACGCGCTGTCTTCCCTCAACCCGTCGGTAGACGAGATTGCGCTACCCGACCCCTACGACGAGCTCGTTGTCTTGGGTGCGATCAAGGAGATGGCGTTCAGAGAGCGAGATTGGGATGCGCGCGCTGTCGCACAGCAGGACTACAACTTGCTGCTGGCTGAGTGCATGTCCGAGCACGGCATGGAGCAGCGGCAGACCTCTCGTAGCGTTGTGAACTCCGGGTTCTTTGATCCCTTCGAGGTGGAAGTCTACGAGGAAGTCATCTAGTGTCCGAGCTCAGGCTGGCGAACATACCGCCGCCAACGGGGGGGATTGACCTTGTCTCAGCTCCGGACGATATGGGCTCGGCGTTCTCCCCCTGGATGGAGAACTTTCTGCCCGGCGTTCCGGGCAAACTCCCGGTTCGTGGCCCTGTTACGACGATGCAACAAGACGTCTCAGGCCACTCGTCTAAACCGGTTGTTTGCGCGACCTACAACTTTGCGACTAACGCGACTTGGATAACACGATCAACTGACGCACCTGATTGCCGCCGTCCCGACGAAGTTTTTCAGCGTCCGGCTAACTCGAACGCGCAGCTCGACACAGGCAACACTTACAACATCGCTGGCCTTAGCAATCTGTCGGATGGCTCTTCTATACGCACCTTTTACGGACCAGGAGCTCAGGTCAATGGTTCAGTTTGGGGCTTTGAGTACGATTCTCCAACAAGCACGAGCACCGTCGATCTTGGTTTGGTGGGTCCGCGGCAGTGGCAGCGCCATCTGATTAGGATTACGGCCGCCGACGCTGCCGAGACGTACAGCGCGGCTGACGCTCCGACGTGCGGCATCGACGTTACCGTTCATCTCAACAGGCTGTTTGTCTTGGGCGGGTATCCGCCGGGCGTCACGTCAGAGCCCTGGTCGTTCTCTTGCCTTTTCTTTATGGAGACAGACCTTGACGCGTCGGGCGGCCCGTTGACAGGCACAATCACGGATTGGCAAACGATCACCGGCGTTACAAACCGCATCGACATACCGGGGCCGGACGTCGGTAAGGCCGTTGTGCCGCTGAATCAGTACCTCGTTATCTTCAAGGAAGAGTCGATATGGGTGCTTTACGGCAGTTCACCCGACAGTTTTACGCTACGTAAAGCCGTTGACAGCGTCGGCTGCATGGATCGCGACTCGATCGTCGAAGCTGACGGAGGCATCTACTTTCGGTCGCGCCGCGGAATCGAGTTCTTCGACGGCGCGTCTTGCTCGGTTGTCTCGGGCCGCTTGACGCCTGTGTTTGAGGACTCGGTCGCGTTTCCCTTCTACTTGACCCGAACCACAGCCGGAGTTGTCGGCCCGAACTTCATCGAGTTTCGGATTCAGAACATCGTGCCGGGCGAAGAGTACATCGCTTTCTGGATGAATCGAAGCGATCGAACCTGGACTGTTGCTTCTGGAACGGCGTTTGAGAAGCGCGGCTATTGGATTCGCGGGATTCGAGCGTTCATCAGCGAGGACTATCAGTGGGGCTCGTACTTGGTAGAAGGCCATTTTTCGCACCTGACCGGTGACGGCATCTCGTCGATCCCGCCTTACGGGACCGGCGGACCAGGCGTAGTAGGAACGAGCGGGTTCGACAATGTTGATGTGTCAGATTTTTCGACAGTCGGCATGATTCAGGACTACCCTCGCCCGGCTGCGCGCGTGATCTATCCACGAGTTTCGTTGGCTGAGCCGCGTTACTCGGCTCAGCTGCATCGGGCGTTCCTCGATACGAAAGCAATCTTCTTCAACGGCGACGATGACGACGCTACGGACGTATGGACGTGGCAAGCTGTTACTAGCACCGAAGAGTCGTACATGGCGGGTGTCTACAACCCCCTGTTCACCGAAAACATCAAGTCCCAGGGCCGAACGCTCCCGTCTACACCTATTGGGCTGAGCGACAGTCAGTATTGGCTTGGCCGCCGCACCGTCGTAGACACCTTTTCCGAAACGGACGATCTTTTCTTCATTGTCGAGTACGACCCGCCAAGCTCTCCGGCGCCGCAACCGGCGCGAGCAGAGCTCTATTCGGGCGGCGTGGAGTACCAAGTCACACGGCAGCGCAGAACTACGGTTCCCAGGCCAGATTAGTTCCACAGTAACGCGCCAACGACGTAAAATAGGGCTATGCCAGCCGGAATCGGTTACGCCAGCCAGCGCCCCTTCGTCCATCCTCGCCGCCTTACTAACGTACGCGAGATTCTTCAAGATGGGCGCAAGCGCACCAGAAAGCCTCGCAAGCCCAAGTCCAAGCGGCCAGCCCTACCGTCGCAGACTGATCTCGCCGATCCCGTAGCTCGCATGGCCTGGAACCTCCACCGTATGCGGAGGCAAAAGTACCTAGCCGAGATTACTAACCAGATTAGGAGACTAGGTGGCGAGTAAGAAGGGCACACCAGGCGAAGTTCGCACGCAAAGCGATTGGGGCGACGATAACCCGTTCCAGATATTCCCGCCTGGGTTTTCGTTGGGCCCAATCATGCCGCCGAACTGGTGGGAGAATATCGGTTACGTACCGCCTGGCTTTACGCCGCCGCCGCCACCTAGCACTACCCCTGGTCCGGGCTCGTCGTTTGAGGAGCTGTACAACTGGATGATGAGTTCGGCCCCCTCAAACGAAAAGGGGTTTCTGACGCCGGAGCAGGCCGCTGTCTTCCTGCAAGAACGGCGCAACGTCGCGGACTACATCGGGCAGCTTGACGATCAGTTCGCGCAGCAGAATCTTTCCGCAGCCGAAGCTAAGCGCAACATTCGGAAGCGCGCCGTTGAAAACCAGAACCGCACAGCCTGGGACAGCGCTTCGCGGGGCATCGAGCGCTCGTCAATCCGCGACGTTGCGCTGGCAGACATTGACGCAACTGCCACGCTAGAACAGACAAGCCTAGACGATCGACTCCGCCTGCTCGAAGCTCAGAACAACACCAACAAACTGACGAAGGTCTTGGGATTCCAGGACATGCAGCAGAGCGTGTTCGACCCGCAGCGAATAGAGAACCAGAAGAATCAGGCAGGCAGCACGCAGCCGCCCGATCCTACGCCGCCGCCAAACAACGGAGGCGGCAACAACGGAGGCGGCAACAACGGAGGCGGCAACAACGGAGGCGGCAACAACGGAGGCGGCAACAACCCCGGTCAAAACCGCGGTCTGACGGCTGCACAGATTGCCGCCAACGCTAGGCGCCGCAAGAAGGTGCAAGCAATCACGACTCGCATCAAGCAGATGAAGAAGGCTCGCGGAGCCAAGCCGGATAAGAACCCTAACTTGACGAAAAAGATCAAGAGAGCCAAGAAGAAGCGCGCCATTGTCAAGGGCCGCATCGTTCAACCCACTACCAACACCTGATCATGGCTAAACCTCTAACTCCCGAACAGATCAAGAAGAAAGAAGAAGCCAGGCGCAAGCGTGAAGAAAAGCGCAAAGAGCGAGCACGCGCCAAAAAGGCTAAGCAGCGCCAGCGTAACCATCTTCGGCCGCTGACCGACAAGCAGTTGAAGAAGCGCGCAGCGGCGGCGGCAAAAGCTGCGTACAAGCCCACGATGGTCGAACTTGCAAGCGCGCGCAAGCGAAACGACGAGCTGATCGAAAAGCGGCGAGCTGACACTGCTTACTTTCGCGATTGGCTCGATCGTCGACTTGCGGAATACGACCAGTCCGCGCGGACCACGGAGGCGGCAACTGAAAGCAAGATAGATCAGTCCATGGCAGACACTCAGTCGCAGTACGACGCCATGCGAGCTGGGCTGCTTGAACGGGCCCAGCAGTACGGCACCGGCAACACCAATCTTGAAGGCTACTCAGGCTTCAATACTGACGTCGCGAATCAGCAGGCCCAGGATCAGCTGCAACTCTCGCGCGAACAGCTGGCGCGCCTGGCAACAGTTAGCGCTGGGATGCGCGGCGCTCTATCGCAGAACTCCGCGGCGTACCTGGCTTCGCTGGCATCCCGCGAAGAAGACGCCTACCGCACCGCCGATACGGAGATTCGCGACGCCAGGACAAAGGCACTCGCTGAGCGCGGAGCTCTCCAATCAGAGACGTACTTGAAGTTGAAGAACCTCGAACTCGATAAGGCCGAGATCAGGTTTGACCGCAGGATGTCAAAGGCTGAGATCAGGCTCAAAAAGGCGGCGCTCAGGCTCGATAGAGCAAGGATTGACGCTGACCTTGCGATGAACGCAGCCGACAACGCAACCGACATCACTGTCGCCGGAATGGACGGCGGAGGCAGCGGAGGCAGCGGAGGCGGAGGCGGCGACCCGGTTGACCTTCGCGCCCGAAAGAAGAACACGCGCAACATGAGCGCCACTCTGTCGAGTGCTTCGCAGATCATTCGCAGCAACAAGAAACTGCGCAACGCGTGGAACCGCGGCAACCTCTCGCAGATTCGCAAACAGATGCAAGGCACCTACGGTTTCCCGCCGTTCCTGTTCCCCGCGCTGTTCTCGATGATGCGAACCGGCAAGCTCTCGGGTGCTGCAAAACAGGCCATTATTGGGGCTGGTGGTATTCCGCGTCTGATCGGAGGGGTGCAGAAGCTCCCCAAACAGACGCGCGGCGATTTCCGAGGGTAGGCCGTGCCGGGTCCGGTACGCTACGACAAGAAAGGCCGGGTCAAGAAGAAGCGGCCTAAGTCTTACGGAAGCGCGAGCTCGTCGTCCACGGTTCGCCCGTACGAGCAGCGCTACGATCGCCCGAGTCGCTCGACGTTCGATGGCCCAACCAGCCGCCCGTCTCGTCCTAGCGCTTACGACCGCCAAAAGTCCCTGAGCTCGTCGCCCAGGCGCTCCGATCCGTTCGGCCTGGGACGGGCAGGCGGACTGCGCGAAACGCCGGAGATACGCGATCGTCGCGTTGAGCTGGACTCGCTGCGGGACACGCAAGATCGCCGCACCGACGAGATCAACCGCGAGACGGCAAAGAAGTGGTCTGACTTCCGCAAGTCGCAGATCATGAGTCAGTCGGTGGAAGTGCGTCCGGCTCTGGTGCCCAAGAAAGACGAAAACGGCCTGCCGATACTCAAACCGGAAGTTGACGTTCAGGCTGCCATAGATGAGGGCAAGAAGCTGGCCGATCGGATTCGCAAGATTGACCGCCGCATCTCTAAGCCGCGTACAACGGCTGACGCGCAATACAAGGGCGAGCTCAACAAGCTGCGACTCAACAATCGCTACGTGCAGAAGTACTTTGAGTCGCAGCGCAGGGAACAGCCAATCCTCAAAGTACCTCGCCAGCAGCTCAAAACGGAGCTTGACCAGGTCAACAACACCCAGCGCAAGATTGCTCAGGGCAAGTACGACCCCAAGATTTTTGAGGAAGCTCCCTCCGTGATTCAGGTGCTAGGACGCTTGGCCCAGGGCGCCGAGTTCGTGTTTGACACGTTCGACGACGTGCGCCAAACCGTAGCTAATGAGTTGCCGCTGCCGGAAAAAAGCAGAAACGCCATCGCATCTAGCGGAATGATGGTCAACACCGGAGGCGTCGGGGGAGCAGGGTCATCGTTTGACGGACTCATGACGGTGTTCGACTACCTGATGCGGCCAGGCAACTTCTCGCTTACGCTGGTCGCAAAGACTCTGGTTGATCTGAACATCATCAACGGCGTTACCGCTAACCGGATTCGTAACGCCAACAGCCCCGGCGAAGCGTTTATGAAGGGCTGGACCGACGAAAACACCGTATCGGGCGGCGACATCTCCGAAGGGTTGTTCGGTACGCCAACCGCCGGGCTCGCGTTCGACATTCTTCTTGACCCGATCACCTACATCGGTGTCGGCGCGATCGCTGCCGGAGGTAAGGCATCTGTCCGGGCAGCGCAGATCGCCCGACGCATTGAACGCGCAAACGTTGGTTTCGATGCGCCGCGGCTTGCGGAGCTTACGCGGCGAGCCGCGGAGCGGAGCACCTGGAACGACCTGGAAACCCAACTCACCAAGATTGCTGATGATGGGGGCGTAGACCTCGCCGATCTTGGCAAGACTGACGAAGACAAGATGATTGCGGCGATAGTGCAGAACAAACCGGGCGCCGTACGCAAGTGGAAAGCGCGGTTCGGAAACCAGCAAGCCAAGCAAGAGCTGCTCGACATCAAGATGAACACCTTTGACGCCGAGCTTGCTGACCAGCTGCGAATCATGCAGGAGGCCATCGACGAGCGCGAAGCGGCGAAGCGAGCCGGTGACGTCATCGACAACGCGTCAGCCGCTCGGCCTACTGAATCATTCGCCCCATCGTCGGCCGCAGTCAAGAACGTAGAGCAGGCAGCCGCCTGGGCCAACCGCAATCAGCGCGTTCCCGGCTTTGAGCTGCGTGTGGGAACCGGCATACGCGCACCAAGCCGGTCTTTGCTTCGAGTTCGGCTGCCTGAAAGCACGCCGACATTCCTTTACGGATTCGACATCGCCAAGTACGCGCGCGTAAGCCCCGCTGAAAAGCAAAGCGACTCGCCGCTTACAAAGGGTGAGCGGCTATTTGATCTGCGATCCGCAAAAGCTAAGGAGGAGGTGCGAGTCAAGTATGCCGAACAGCACACAGACGCGCTAGACGCGTTGAGCGACACACTCAAACGGCACTCGGCCGATTCGCCGGAAGTCAAAGCCGCCGAGAAAGCCGTCGCCGACATCGAGGCAGCTATGCGAGTTGAAGCGAGAAACGCAGCCGCAGCGGTGACTGAAAGGCCACGCAGCGCCACTCTCGGCGAGTTGACAGAACTCAAAAATCGACAGCGCGTAGCCCATTCGATTCAGCTGGCTGCGAGCAACCTTGATCGGCAGTTGACCGCGCAGTGGACGCAGTTTGTTGAAGACGCAATCCGACCGCTCAACAACAATGCCGAGTCGCTAGGCCGCGTAGTTATTCGGATGAACGCCGAGTCCGCCACCGGCGGCGGTAAAGCGGTTGAAGCACTCCGGTTGAACGAAACCGAAGAGCAAGTAATGAAGAACCTGCAAATAGTGGCTCGCGGCCTGGAACGCAACGGACGCAGCTTAGGCACGTTGACCCGTTTCCTAAGCGATGGCAACTACATTCCGCGTCAGTACCAAAAGTCCCTTTCGATTTTTGGTGGTCTAGGCCCAGCCGACGAAACGCTGCAATCAACTAGAAACCTCCCTGGCAGCGGCGGCCAGCAGGCCGGACGATCTGAGTATGAGATGTTTTCAATGCTGTCGCCTGAGAACACCGCAAAAGTCCTTTCGCAACTTTGGGACATAGATGAAGTCGCTGCGCTGCGAATAGCGGATCAGTTGTTTGAGGCGGGTCGAATCCGGGCGGCAACGGACCTTACGGCGCGCCAGGTGCAGCGAGGATACCTGCTGACCGAAGAGCAAATGGCTGACATTCAGTTTCAGCTGTTGAAGTGGGATGAAACCAACGGCATGGATGGGCGGCTGTTTAGCCCCCTGGCAAACACCGAAGGTATCTTGCAGCTTTCACGCGACGCAGACCCCGTGTTTGGTGTCACCCCGCGCCTCTTTGACGACATGCCGACGGAGCAGGGCGATCTTATGCGGCTGGCTCAGGCCGAGGCTGACCTTGCTCGGGCCGAAGAACTTGCGTTTGGTCTAAGCGGAGCAGGCACCGACGACGCTGCGAAGTTGCAGGCGAGCTTTGAGACGATGGCTCAGCAGTTGCGAGACGAGATCGACGGGCTTCAAGTAGCAAGAGAAGCGGCCCGAACTGAGAACTACCAGATCGAACGCGTTGCCCAAGCCGGTCGCCGGACGCGTAAAGACCGCCAGAGCAAAGCTAAGCGAACGCGTAGATCGGTGCGACACAGCTCCGACACCAACCGTTTCCGTGTTACGAGCCCTGACTTGGAGGTCAAGTACTTCAAGAGCAAGCAGGAAGCAGAGCGCTGGATTCAATCGCAGGCTAGGCGAGCTCAGGTTCAGCGCGACGCAAACTTCCCGTTCAAGCCAACTGACGAATATGCGCAAAGCGTGTTTGACCCGCGCACAAAAGACGAATGGGCCGACAACTTCCCCGTGCTCAATCCTCGCGACGCGTACCGCTGGCGCGTTCAATCGGAAGCGCGTACAACCGGCGACGTAGCCAGGGTCCGCGCTATCGACAAGATCGCTGGCCGATCTATGGAGGACACTGTCGATCAGTTCACCACCAAGACAGGCGATGTAAGCGGCCGGGCAAGTGACCTAGTGCCCGTGTACGACCCGAATGATCTCTCCACTCTTATTGGCTACAAGCTCCGTGACACCGAAGAGATGCTGCCGGTCGGCGACGTTGTGTTTCACGAGCGAACTCTGATACCGCTTGCGCGCGAAACCGGGACCGGCAACCCCGTTATCTGGTACGACCCAAACACCGGACGCGAATACAAGCGCGCGGACGAGCTGGCAAACATCATTGGACAGCGAGGCGCCAACATAGCTGCCAACACCGACCGAATCAAAAGCGCCATTGGCGCTGACCGGCTCCTGCCAACCGACGTAATGCGCGACATGCGCGCAGAGATACTACGGATCGGTGATTGGGACAGCTTCTACCGTTCGGGAGCTTGGGGGATCTGGCAGAAGTTCATGAGCAACTTCCGAGCCGGTGTCACCTCGTACTTCCCCGCGTTCCACGTCCGCAACCAGATTTCTGACCTGCTGATGTCGATGCAGACCGACACCGGAGTGCTAATGC